CAAATCAAGCATTAATAATCGAGGTTATAATAAATAATCTTAAAAACTCGAATGGAAAGATAAACGTGACCATCGATAAAGAAAAATATGAACAGGATGCCAAATGGGATGGGCTCAAAGGATATGTTACTAATGCAAGGCTTAATAAAGAATGAGATTTTAGATAATTACCAACACTTATGGCAAATTGAAAAAGCATTTAGGGTAGCCAAAACAGATTTAAAGATAAGACCTGTTTTTCATAGAAAGCAAAAACGAATTGAAGCTCATATCTGCCTAACTTTTACTAGCATACAAAGTATATAAAGAGCTGGAACGTCAGTTAAAAGAAAAGAAATCAGATTTGTCCCCAGAAAAGGTCATTGAAATATTACAAAGCATATATCAGATACAAATCACTACACCGACAACAAAAGAGATAGTTAAGAAAAACCTATTACTAACCAACGAACACAAAATACTAAATGACCTGTTTCATTTTGGGTGTTAAAATTAGGAAGTCAGGAAAAAATTCAAGCTCAATAATTTAGAATTTGGACGTGTTTCAATTCCAGTATGGTTCGATTGGGAGAAGCTTGCTGATAAATAGCTCTTGTGCTAATGCTTCAGTTTCAATTCCAGTATGGTTCGATTGGGAGGAAGTGGAAACGTTGGCTGCTGGTACACAGTTCTACGTTTCAATTCCAGTATGGTTCGATTGGGAGCAGGGTTTTTCTTTAGTTTCCATATAAGTTTTTTCAGTTTCAATTCCAGTATGGTTCGATTGGGAGAAACTTGATTAGCCCTAAATCGGCTAAGACCATAAGTGTTTCAATTCCAGTATGGTTCGATTGGGAGCGGGGGTAATAGTCACTAAAGGTGTGTCGATAATCGGTTTCAATTCCAGTATGGTTCGATTGGGAGAGGCGACTTGTATTTGCCTATGCTGCCATCTTTGAGGTTTCAATTCCAGTATGGTTCGATTGGGAGATTTGAAAAGGACCTTGTGATTGTTCGCCGTTTGCTGTTTCAATTCCAGTATGGTTCGATTGGGAGAAAGGCAATAGGCTTTAATTTTTTTCTTAAACATATGTTTCAATTCCAGTATGGTTCGATTGGGAGTATCGACCTTATTAAGCCGACTAATCTTATTTTTATGTTTCAATTCCAGTATGGTTCGATTGGGAGAAGCCAACGATACCGTTGATTTCTCTGACAACCGTTGTTTCAATTCCAGTATGGTTCGATTGGGAGTTAATAACCAAATTTTCAAATAAAGTCAAGTTATTACTGTTTCAATTCCAGTATGGTTCGATTGGGAGTCGTACAGGGGCATAGAAAATATATTTGGTCATTTAGTTTCAATTCCAGTATGGTTCGATTGGGAGAATGTATACCTATAAGTGCACAATCGCACTCTGTTTGTTTCAATTCCAGTATGGTTCGATTGGGAGCGAACCGGCGTAGTGTTGATGCGATGATTTATCCAGGTTTCAATTCCAGTATGGTTCGATTGGGAGGATAATCTTCATTGCCTGTGTTCGAGAATTGAATCAGTTTCAATTCCAGTATGGTTCGATTGGGAGTCTGAAATAGGATTCGGTAGAATAATCGGTTTCGGGTTTCAATTCCAGTATGGTTCGATTGGGAGTTTTGTAGAATTTTTAAGGATCGCGTTCAAATCATAAGTTTCAATTCCAGTATGGTTCGATTGGGAGCTGCAGCTAAAATCTTTAATAAAAGACTTTTATCGCGTTTCAATTCCAGTATGGTTCGATTGGGAGCAAGAGCCTTGGGCATCGATAAGATGCGAATAGGTTGTTTCAATTCCAGTATGGTTCGATTGGGAGATAGAAAAGGGCGTGGTGTATAAAAACATGTTCCAAAGTTTCAATTCCAGTATGGTTCGATTGGGAGAGGGTGTGGTTACGGCCCTTAGCTCAATCAGTCATAAGTTTCAATTCCAGTATGGTTCGATTGGGAGCATGCGCCACATCGGTAAGCATCTGAAACTCACGGAGTTTCAATTCCAGTATGGTTCGATTGGGAGATTCAAATCGAATCAAATCTAAAACCAAAACAACTAGTTTCAATTCCAGTATGGTTCGATTGGGAGACATTATAGCAATTCGAGAGAAAAGAGGATTTTCTCGTTTCAATTCCAGTATGGTTCGATTGGGAGTGATTTGTTCCGGGGAGCGTGACGCGGTCAACTGTTGTTTCAATTCCAGTATGGTTCGATTGGGAGCAAAAAGCTTATATGCCAATGCGGAAAGTCCTGCAAGTTTCAATTCCAGTATGGTTCGATTGGGAGAATGATGCTAATATGATTTCAAGACTAAAATACAAGGTTTCAATTCCAGTATGGTTCGATTGGGAGCCGTTGGAACACCTTCAGGTGTGCGGATGGTGTTCAAGTTTCAATTCCAGTATGGTTCGATTGGGAGAGGCAAACATATTTTCATATAAACAAATAATATCTGCGTTTCAATTCCAGTATGGTTCGATTGGGAGTGTTGATCTCAGGCACGTAAGTACCTTTAAATTCCTTGTTTCAATTCCAGTATGGTTCGATTGGGAGAGCACGACCGATGAAAAAACTGTTTGTGGCATCAGAGTTTCAATTCCAGTATGGTTCGATTGGGAGGAGGTGAAACTTCTTAGAAAATACTACAAAACTAAGTTTCAATTCCAGTATGGTTCGATTGGGAGATGGTTTGTTATCCGTAAGCCCGCACGTTCTATGGCTGTTTCAATTCCAGTATGGTTCGATTGGGAGTTGTTTACAAATTCCTTTTCAAGAATTGCAATNATAGTTTCAATTCCAGTATGGTTCGATTGGGAGTGAATTTTTTACAAATAACTATCAAACAAANNACATGTTTCAATTCCAGTATGGTTCGATTGGGAGAGTTCTGCGCTAAGCATCTCCGCTTCGCTACGACCCGTGTTTCAATTCCAGTATGGTTCGATTGGGAGTCATTTTATTATATCTTTAATTATGTTGCTTTCAACGTTTCAATTCCAGTATGGTTCGATTGGGAGAATGTCCTGACTACCACCATGTTACCCTTTTCCACAGGTTTCAATTCCAGTATGGTTCGATTGGGAGCAGATGGAAGTCTAAGCCACACTGGCATGTCTGCAGTGTTTCAATTCCAGTATGGTTCGATTGGGAGACTGCCACCACACACCGCCAGAACATCACCCGAAAGAGTTTCAATTCCAGTATGGTTCGATTGGGAGCCGGCACGATGCTCAAATATGGCACAATGTGTTCGTAGTTTCAATTCCAGTATGGTTCGATTGGGAGGAACAATTCCCCAAGTCATTATTCCATAATTATAACGTTTCAATTCCAGTATGGTTCGATTGGGAGATTGAACCGTGGACAAATGAAAAAGCGAAGTATCTAGTTTCAATTCCAGTATGGTTCGATTGGGAGTGGCTTGGCAAAATACACCGCTCCACCACCAAAAAAGTTTCAATTCCAGTATGGTTCGATTGGGAGCAACCTATGAAAATATTAGCAGCTATTTTAATCGTGGTTTCAATTCCAGTATGGTTCGATTGGGAGGTTAGGGAACTCGCTATACACTATATGCTCACCGGGTTTCAATTCCAGTATGGTTCGATTGGGAGTCCACCCACATAGCTGATGTGTATGCTATCCTCGTTGGTTTCAATTCCAGTATGGTTCGATTGGGAGATCGAATTATTTACACGAAATGACGTTGATTATCTTGGTTTCAATTCCAGTATGGTTCGATTGGGAGATTGTGTCGGGGATTCTTCGCGCTCTATTATTGTCATGTTTCAATTCCAGTATGGTTCGATTGGGAGCAGCTCCTCATGGGCAAGTTTAAGCCCTCTCACTCAAGTTTCAATTCCAGTATGGTTCGATTGGGAGCGCGATTCGGCGGGCACACTAAGCGTTTTTTTAGCGGTTTCAATTCCAGTATGGTTCGATTGGGAGTGATACACGCTGCATTTAGGCTGCCGACTTTACCATAGTTTCAATTCCAGTATGGTTCGATTGGGAGTAGTAAATCCAAATTGTTTCATAGTAATTTGTTTTTTGTTTCAATTCCAGTATGGTTCGATTGGGAGAAGATTTTCACCGAAAAAGTGAGCATCTACAAAGTGTTTCAATTCCAGTATGGTTCGATTGGGAGAAGCGTTGGAGATTCTTCTCGCTCAATTATTGTCATGTTTCAATTCCAGTATGGTTCGATTGGGAGAGAACTATTCCCCACGTCATTATTCCATGATTATAACGTTTCAATTCCAGTATGGTTCGATTGGGAGGCTCATGTTCAGAATCTTAGGCGATAGAAATTGCATCGTTTCAATTCCAGTATGGTTCGATTGGGAGCTCATGTTCAGAATCTTAGGCGATAGAAATTGCATCGTTTCAATTCCAGTATGGTTCGATTGGGAGTTGGACGCCGATAGAGCGTAATGGAGGAATGTAGCGAGTTTCAATTCCAGTATGGTTCGATTGGGAGAATCAAACATGAATTATCCAATCAAACATTGTAGCAAGTTTCAATTCCAGTATGGTTCGATTGGGAGCATTTCAGAACCATTTGCGCTGCGAAGAATTGCAATGTTTCAATTCCAGTATGGTTCGATTGGGAGTTACGACCAATTAGAGGACCTTTGTTTTGGAAATATTGTTTCAATTCCAGTATGGTTCGATTGGGAGATGCATACACATTGTTTTTTCTCCGTTTCCAACATACGTTTCAATTCCAGTATGGTTCGATTGGGAGAGCCTTCGCTCGAGACTCGAATGGCCTGATTATAAGTTTCAATTCCAGTATGGTTCGATTGGGAGAATGAGTACAAATTGACTTATGCAACCAATCAAAGCGTTTCAATTCCAGTATGGTTCGATTGGGAGTTGCCGATAACGTGCAAATAAATAATCCTTGACAATGTTTCAATTCCAGTATGGTTCGATTGGGAGCATTTTCTGATAACATAAATAAACAATAGATAATTAGTTTCAATTCCAGTATGGTTCGATTGGGAGCAGATTCATAATCTTCTTCATCAAAATCAATTTCATGTTTCAATTCCAGTATGGTTCGATTGGGAGCACATGCTCAAGAATATGACTTGATGTCGATGATGAGTTTCAATTCCAGTATGGTTCGATTGGGAGTGTCAAAAAATGGCGAATTGGCTTTTTGCTTAAGCTCGTTTCAATTCCAGTATGGTTCGATTGGGAGTTGGCAAAAAATTTCATTTCACCACCCCTATCCATGTTTCAATTCCAGTATGGTTCGATTGGGAGTGTGCCGGCCATTTGGATATTTTCTTGATTCTGCTTTGTTTCAATTCCAGTATGGTTCGATTGGGAGCGGCAAACTATACCCGGCAGCCGGTCAAGGAGCCTAGTTTCAATTCCAGTATGGTTCGATTGGGAGCACAATTGAAAAATAGCATCAAAGATATTTTCCTTATGTTTCAATTCCAGTATGGTTCGATTGGGAGTTGGCAACTAAGGAATGCCCACGTGAGTTAAAAATTTGTTTCAATTCCAGTATGGTTCGATTGGGAGCTGAATCCCACGCTTAGGGGCGATCCGGTTTTGTTGTTTCAATTCCAGTATGGTTCGATTGGGAGACAAGATATTGTCAATCTATTGATGTCGCCAACTTAGTTTCAATTCCAGTATGGTTCGATTGGGAGCCACGTTGATTTTGTGATGGCGGTTGATGATTTCGCAGTTTCAATTCCAGTATGGTTCGATTGGGAGGAATTGAAAATACAAATCACCTGCATGCTTACCGATGTTTCAATTCCAGTATGGTTCGATTGGGAGTTTCGCCATGCCCAACTCCTCCTTTGCCTCCTACGGTGTTTCAATTCCAGTATGGTTCGATTGGGAGCACGTTGATTTTGTGATGGCGGTTGATGATTTCGCAGTTTCAATTCCAGTATGGTTCGATTGGGAGGATAATACCCAATTTTTGGAAACTTACTTTTGAAGTGTTTCAATTCCAGTATGGTTCGATTGGGAGTGGCTCCATGCATAAATAATATGAAGCTCCGGTCGAGTTTCAATTCCAGTATGGTTCGATTGGGAGTGGATCAAGAGGCCTTGCTCGACCGAATTGAAAAATGTTTCAATTCCAGTATGGTTCGATTGGGAGATAGAAAAGGGCGTGGTGTATAAAAACATGTTCCAAAGTTTCAATTCCAGTATGGTTCGATTGGGAGATTGAACGGCCATTTATACCAATTCAGATCAAGGGGTTTCAATTCCAGTATGGTTCGATTGGGAGGATAAAAATTGAAGACATATACAACGCTACAAACTCGTTTCAATTCCAGTATGGTTCGATTGGGAGTTGAATTCGTGTTTGCTACTTTGTGCGTGGCTTCAATGTTTCAATTCCAGTATGGTTCGATTGGGAGTTACCGGCTGACTATGACTTTAGCGGCTTCGCTTTATGTTTCAATTCCAGTATGGTTCGATTGGGAGTCAATCATATTGTGAAATCAGTAATTATTTCTAAATGTTTCAATTCCAGTATGGTTCGATTGGGAGCATCGAGGGGTAAAATGCTATTGGTGCGCGGTTCTATGTTTCAATTCCAGTATGGTTCGATTGGGAGCCGCAATTCGCGACAAAGTCAATAATAAACTGATTATGTTTCAATTCCAGTATGGTTCGATTGGGAGATTCAAAAGATTTTTTTATGAAAGGTTTATATCAAAGTTTCAATTCCAGTATGGTTCGATTGGGAGAATGAAAAGGGATCACCTTATGGGGATTTTACGCAAGTTTCAATTCCAGTATGGTTCGATTGGGAGGTTGAGCTTCGCAATCATGCGGGCTTTCTTTACGCATGTTTCAATTCCAGTATGGTTCGATTGGGAGACCGGATAAGCCTTGAGGTTGGTGATGCTTGCAAGAGTTTCAATTCCAGTATGGTTCGATTGGGAGCATAGAGCTGTTCAGATCCGGACGGGAGATTTCCATGTTTCAATTCCAGTATGGTTCGATTGGGAGTGATTTGAGCATCTTCGAGCATATAGAGCTGAAGCTGTTTCAATTCCAGTATGGTTCGATTGGGAGTTCCGACTTCTTATCCTTTTGTATCCGTTTAGTCTTGTTTCAATTCCAGTATGGTTCGATTGGGAGGTATCTTTGTCGAGAAGCTTGCTGATAAATAGCTCTGTTTCAATTCCAGTATGGTTCGATTGGGAGTTTCTGAATTTTTTCTATTGTGTAGTGTAGCAGGTTAGTTTCAATTCCAGTATGGTTCGATTGGGAGTCTAATTCAGTGGTTTGCCAACACGGGAAACACGTATGTTTCAATTCCAGTATGGTTCGATTGGGAGAGAGTTCACCCCGGGGCATTTAGAAGCGTTCTATAAGTTTCAATTCCAGTATGGTTCGATTGGGAGCGTATGAATTTGTTTTTGCGAATCCGATTGGCGGCTTGTTTCAATTCCAGTATGGTTCGATTGGGAGCCTCAGCACCGACGTAGGCGGGCCAGACGCTGTAGAGGTTTCAATTCCAGTATGGTTCGATTGGGAGACCGCAGTAAAATTGACAAGATAGGCACCGGAGGCAAGTTTCAATTCCAGTATGGTTCGATTGGGAGTCGCAGTACTGGTGAGCCTTCTGTCGGTCTTGTGCTGTTTCAATTCCAGTATGGTTCGATTGGGAGCAGCGGCCTCACCATTCGCCTTGAGGGCTTTGTGGAGTTTCAATTCCAGTATGGTTCGATTGGGAGCCAAGATTAAAACTGGCTGTGGCGGTTGGTAAAAGGCGTTTCAATTCCAGTATGGTTCGATTGGGAGCGAACATATCGTTAAGAGCAACCTTCCAAGCTTTTTAGTTTCAATTCCAGTATGGTTCGATTGGGAGGAGGCCATTGATAGCTACCTCGACAGTATTGAGTTTTGTTTCAATTCCAGTATGGTTCGATTGGGAGCAGTAAATCAGTGCCTTTTGTATGGGATGATTTAGGAGTTTCAATTCCAGTATGGTTCGATTGGGAGTATTATCAAAATCATATCCACTTATTAATGTTGTGATGTTTCAATTCCAGTATGGTTCGATTGGGAGCAAGATTGAAACTGGCTGTGGCGGTTGGTAAAAGGCGTTTCAATTCCAGTATGGTTCGATTGGGAGCTACCAGTATTGTTCAATTGATAAGTGATTTCCACGTTTCAATTCCAGTATGGTTCGATTGGGAGCGAATATCTAGCGACTAAATCATTGTAGGTAGATATGTTTCAATTCCAGTATGGTTCGATTGGGAGTCTGCTATGTTTTACTGGCCTACTGAAAAAGAAATGCGTTTCAATTCCAGTATGGTTCGATTGGGAGATAAGTCGGCATGTCGGCGGTTGGTGGGGTTAAGGTGTTTCAATTCCAGTATGGTTCGATTGGGAGTTCCAATTTTCAAGTGCATTATATTCGCCTTGAAGAGTTTCAATTCCAGTATGGTTCGATTGGGAGCAAAATTTTGATTTAATGGCCTTTATCAAAAAATATGTTTCAATTCCAGTATGGTTCGATTGGGAGACACAAAAACTCGTTTATGAGTACTCTGTCCCGTTCGGTTTCAATTCCAGTATGGTTCGATTGGGAGAATTAATAACCAAACCCAAAAAGGAATCTTTGAATTGTTTCAATTCCAGTATGGTTCGATTGGGAGAATGAGTGCCTTTGATGACTTACACGCCTTAGGATTAGTTTCAATTCCAGTATGGTTCGATTGGGAGTGCTAGGCTCATGGCTGCAGCTGATTTTTTCACTTGTTTCAATTCCAGTATGGTTCGATTGGGAGACCGTATGTACCAGAAAAGCCGCCTTGATTTTCTGTGTTTCAATTCCAGTATGGTTCGATTGGGAGTATAGCGCCCCACATAGCTTATTCTTGAATTATTACGTTTCAATTCCAGTATGGTTCGATTGGGAGTTTCATCAAAATTAAGCAGTTACCTTAACATTACAATGTTTCAATTCCAGTATGGTTCGATTGGGAGTTCTCAATTAACCGATTATATCTATATGAATAATACAGTTTCAATTCCAGTATGGTTCGATTGGGAGACAATAAGCAAATGTAAATAAAATGTAATTTTATTCAGTTTCAATTCCAGTATGGTTCGATTGGGAGTTATCAACCAAGAGACCCGCACTGTACCGTTCATTAGTTTCAATTCCAGTATGGTTCGATTGGGAGGTTATTAAACTGATAAACAAATTAGCGAAATGAACATGTTTCAATTCCAGTATGGTTCGATTGGGAGGCCATGTCACCACGCATTAGGCTCTCAACATTGAATGTTTCAATTCCAGTATGGTTCGATTGGGAGCAATAGACGGACTTTCAAAAGGATATTATCTATTGTCGTTTCAATTCCAGTATGGTTCGATTGGGAGATGGCATTTGATAAGCAGTCAAAGGCAATTGCACAGAGTTTCAATTCCAGTATGGTTCGATTGGGAGTTTCATTCGGTTCATATAAACTCACAACAGGAATGTGTTTCAATTCCAGTATGGTTCGATTGGGAGGCGAGTTAATATAATCGCAAAATCGAAAAGTGCACAAATATAAAACGAAATGTACATATTTTACCTACTTTTGCAAAGTCACACTTCCTTCAAACCATCATCTAAGATATCGCCCTTAGGCTTATCCGATGATGGTTTTTTCATTGGAAGTGTGACAACTTAGCCTAAGGGCTTTTTTTATGCTGCATTTTTATAAGCCACATCAACCTGTTGGCTTTCAATTTTAATTGGGTAGTTGGCTGTTAATACCTCTACCTTTTTTGCTCCAATCTTGTTGCTTATTGATTTTGACATTACAATGGAAACACGATACCAACCGTTGTCTTCGATATATTTATTTAATATATCTTCAGGATAACTTGACATTAAAAATTTACCTTTTAATGTCGTTAAGGCTTTAAGTAAACTTTCAAAATCACTTAATTTATACCCTGAATAGTGACCTTGATTACAATTAAGGTAAGGTGGATCAAGGTAATGAAATGTATCTGTTGTGTCCCTTGATTTAATGACTTTTATTGCATCATTATTTTCAATTTGGACAAGATTTAGTCTGTCAGAATAAGTATCAGTTAACTGATTCTTTTTATTGAAATACTTTAAGCTTGACTTGTTGTCCTGAACACTATACCCCCAACTACCAATTTTGCTTCCCCAACCTTGATTAGTCAAAATATAAAACGCAGAAGCCCTCTCAATCTCATTAAAAAGATGAGGGTTTTCGTAAATAACCATCGCGTCTTGGTATTCTCTACGCGAATGAAGTGTTTGTTCGATCCTTTGGTGTAATTCTTTAGGATGTGTCTTTAAAACTTTGTAAAAATTTGTCACTTCCGAATTTAAATCGTTTATGATTTCTACTTCAGATGGTTCCTTTGCAAAAAACAACGCTCCGCCACCAAAAAAGGCCTCTGTGTATATTTTATGGCTTGGAATTAATGGGAGGATCATTTTTAACATCTGCTGTTTACCTCCGTAATAAGAAATTGGTGTTTTTAGATGAATTTTAGTTGTCACACTGCTCTTCATTTTTGATTTAGTTTAAATTGATAATTAATTGAGAATTCAATGCGATGCTTGTAAAACTTAGACTTTGTGCAAGCACCGTAAATCTTATATAGCTGCTATCTGTTGGACTTATGCCCAATTTGCATATATATGTTTCTGATCCGTTAAAATTCGATAATAATCCTAACGCCATAAAACTTGAACCTACTTGTTGATTGTTCGGTAATTTTACATCATACCATGTTGGATTAGCACCTGGAACATCAAATTTAAGGTTAATGTTTAAGAACAACTGCTTCCCAATAATCTTATAGTTACTGCTATGAACTATATTAGTAATTGATTGGTCGGCTGTTATTGCCGGAGAATAGGTCAGGTTAATACTGCTTAGTGAACTCAAAACGCTTTTCCATCCGATATTCTCAGATATCAAATCGGTAAAGTAGGGTGCTCCATACAGCATATCACTTCCACTTGAAACACCGGTAGATAAACGGCCTATTCTTATTTTATACATCGAAACATTTGAAGCCACATTTAAATTATCATAACCTATTTTGAGGCCGTTGCTATCATCGCTCTCCACTATGGTAAATAATACGCTTTCTCCAACTGAAGGCACTACTGTATTACCGGGAACATATACCACTTCGCCGTTCAGAAATATCCATCCTTCACTTACGGTGTAATTATTATTAACAACCGATACGCTACATCCGCTAATTTTAAATCCACTGCCTCCATTTGGAACTAATCCTACTAATATTCCTTTGATTGCCTCAGATAAAGAATTCTGCATCCATGCTAAGTCATCCCAATTGAATGGAACCTTAAGCCCCGGATGATTTGTGTTTAATTTATTCATTTTAATAGTATTTTATAGTGTAACTCTTTGTTGCGAAAACATGTACCATCAACTCAGCTCGAAGCTGATTAATGTCTATAACCAGTCCTGATGGTATTAAGATTTCAAAATCGGGCAGGTTAATATAAAATTGCTCATCGGGCAGTTGCAATGAAGTACTGGGATTGTTTTCAACATAAACAACCGCCCCGGAATTATTATTACTTACATAAATGTATGTTTTGGTGTTGTATGGATTGATATAAATGCCGCTTGCTCCATTATTGAATTTATCGTTAAGTAATTTTTCAAGATAAATCACCGTGCCTCTCATGGTTGCTATATATGCAGTAGATACTCTATACGAATTCAACTCACTGCTTAATCGTCGAATTGGATAGCTCAGCAGTGTCAACCATGCAAGTCTTAATGTTTTACGCTTATGCGGTGGCATTAATAAGCGTACAAAATAATTCCAATCTATATTAAACATAGCTAATATAATTAATCGTCAGTTGGTCTAAGGTGAAATATCCTGCTGAAGACTCAGCAAACGTAGTGATGGAAGTCCATGTGGACGAGCCTTCAGGTTTAAATTCAACTAAAACAGGGTATGGCTTCTTTACTCCTTCAGCCGATTGAAGCTTATCAATCATCTCGTTCATATCAAATACACCACTAAATTCAATACTGTTTAAATAGTCATTAATTGCTGTTTCAACAGGCTTTAAACCCGTTAAAATGGATGTACCATCCGACAATAGGAGTAAGGCATCATAATAAATATTTAACTCTATTCGTATCAAATCTGCCGGATTGCTCACAATTTGCAAATTCTGACCCGGTGGCTGCATCTTCGACCAATAGGCTTTATACGAATTCAGCTCCGATGCGCTTAGCGGTTCTGGTCTGTTATTGTTTTGCTTAGCAACCTTCAGTACCACGGTGTCCATCAATGTGCTTGGTGCAACGTAATTTACAAGCTTTGCTTCATCTTTTTCTTGAGAATAGGTAAACTGATTATTAATCCACACCAAACTGTCGCCATGCTGATACATCAATCCGGTTTCTTTATACCAGGGCAAAGTACCAAAACGGCTTTGTTCTATAATGCTTTCTGTTTCGGCTTTATGCTTATCAAAATNGCACTTCAAGCATCCACGCCAGTACAGCCATTACCCACATCCATAACCGGTGGTCGTCCACTCGTGATGTGCCTAAATCACTTAATAGCGTATTGCTATTGTCGATGCTTGGCTCGAGAGCTGCCAGTTCGCTCATCGATGCTTTTTCTTGAGCTATACTATCATACCACTCTTTTACTGTTTGTGCCATTTTTATAATAATGAATAATTAATAATCAATCCGAATGTACAATCAGTGCCCGTATTTGTAACCTCTATTTGCAGCAATTCATCCGAAACTATCACTCCTTTATAATTCAATTTTTTACACCCCCTGACATAATTATTCATTGGGTATAAATTGTTTGTCGGCTCATTCAACACGAGGTCGCTACCGGCAATCGACTGAATGGTCGAGTAGTCTGTTTGATCGTCTGCAACTCCATCATTATCTATTCTTATCAAATCGTTTTCTGATAAGTTATTAGCCGAGTAAAGGCTCAACTCGTCATTATTCGCCTGATCATCGTAAAGGCCAACAGTGCTTACCTCACAATCTTCGCGATGTAAAATATCCAAACCTGAAGGCTGCGCTGGATTTTCAACAATTCTTATCACACAAGCATCCAATACCGTTGCCCCGGTTTGATTATTTCTACAGCTAAATACATGTATGGAGTTGATTACTAAATTATCAACGGTTTTATCCCACTCTATTATAGCCGATCCACCTGCTACAATTTCTTCGGTTCGTATTATTTCTATCTGTTTTTGCAGCCCTCCCTTTAATCGGCTGGCTAAATAATCCGCACTCACAGGTTCTCTTCCTGTTGGGTCAGCTAAAGGCAGTATTGGAAATGTTGAAAAGGTTTTTTGCCCTTCAATTGTTTCATTACCAATCAGCTTTACGCTACTATCAGCCATATCGCTCAGCATCGCGCCTAATACGGTTTTGCTGATTTTTCCCAACGCATTGGTAATTCTATTGCTTATCTGTGTTAATAAATTTGCTGTTGTGTACTTCATATCGTTTATTCAAATTCGTTTGTAAAATCATTGGTAAATTCTCCATCATAATATGGCGCATTATATACATCTGCCGTTGCTGGTTTTATGCTGTTTTTGGCCATATAATTGCTAATCTTGGTTGGATTAATCTCGTGCGACAATACAATGCCGCCTCTAAGATTGCTTTCGATAGCTAAATTCGAGTTCGATTCTATTAGAGAAATCACTCCTTCTATTCCTCCGGATATTTGTATGGCTATATCCAGAACCGATTGGTTGTTTTCAATATTCACTTTATTCATCCTCTACTGTTATTTCTATTTCGCCATCAATCCATTTTATGTCGTCAACCTTGATTGAATCAGCCACAAGGCTCATTCTTACGTTTCTTTCAATTTCTACAGTCGATGCACTTGCATTGATATATCTTTTCAAGTCTGCGCCTATCAATGGGCTTTGCTTATAATATCCCGGACTGCTAAAAAGCAAATCCTGAATGCGCTGCTGTGTACTATTCGACTTATCAAAACTTCCGTCTATAATCACTAAATCATCATCTATATTGGTATATCCTATCATGGCTTAATGTTTAAATTTTTCGTTTTCCAAATCCGCTACTTTGGTTTGCAATATTTTGCTATTGGTCAAAGAATCTATTGTGGTTGGGGTAGGTGCACCGGCGGCATTTATATATAGATGCTGGTGCGAGTTCATCCGTTCTTCCAATTTGTTCAACCGATTAACCAACTCTTCCACTTTCACTAACCCGCCATTTTTACCCTCGTCAAACAGAATGGTATCAACTTCACTGGCCATCACCACATACGATTGCTCTGATTTATTATCAATGCTCGATACAAGCACATAACTTCCAAGTTTTGGATAAACTATCAACCCTTCAGCTTTATCGTTCATAACAGCTCTCAATCTCACTGCCGGTAGTTCCGTTCCATCAGTAAGCTCCACTTCGCAACTGTGCTCCTCAAAATCAACATAGGTTACCAAGCCAACCCGCGCAACCATTGGTACGGATTTCTTAATTAATTTTTGTATCAACTCTTTTATCTCACTCATGATGCTTTGGGTCCTAAGGTTAGTTCTCTTGTAAATCCTTGGCTCCCGAATTTGATGGTGGTTTTTTCTGCGAAAAACCGTCCGCCTCTTTCAGGATATATATTGTCAATTAATTTAACTACACTTCCATGAACTGCTTTATGTTGACCACTTACGGTCATGCTTCCCCGATAGCCATCATATTTCATTTTGTCAATTTCTAATGTGGCGAGTTCAGTCAATGTTGCCTTAGATACGTTATAAAAATTCAGCGTTCGATCTTCGCCATCTGCATCGCCAACTTGCACTTCTATTTTACTTCCATCCCGATTATTGCTTATGGCTATCACCTTCAGCTTGATGTCTTCTTTGCGCTTAAATTCTAAATTATGCGCCAAAATATCTTGAGCAAACGTATATTCAAAATCGCTCGATTGATCGCTATAGGGCTTTCCTATTACCAAAACAGGCTTATCATTTACAAGCCTAAAGAAACTATTCAATCCGTAGCTTTCTTTCAATTGCTCCAGCACCTGCGCCGGTGTCGATTTACTTATTACCATAGAGCTGATTTCGGAATCTAACCCTATAATTTCATAAGATCCCAACAAGCTTTTCATCATCTGAAGAACGGTGGTTTTTTTAAAAGTTTTGGTTATTGGCTGTTTCTTAAGTTGCCAACTCTCATCTTCGCAGCTAAGCTCAAGTGGTGTATTGGGCTTTATTGCGGTCAGATAACCCATAAACTCAGTATTCATACTTTCACCTTCGTAACCCAACTTAATCACCACGCGGTCTCCTACTTTCATCAGGTTCAATAGTTCTTTTTCCTGAAGCTTCAGATTGCGTGGTAGTCGAATGGCAGCAGTATCTGTAAACTCCTTCCATGTGCTCTCAATCGTAAGCTCATTAACATAGCTAAACACTAATTTGCCTATGACAATATCTACTAACGGCCGCTTCATTCCATCACCTCCACTTCTATTGGCTCGTCGCTTATCAAATCAAGCCTAAATGGTTGACAATTCGATATCACATTCACATTAGGGAATCCTTTATTTACTTTTACCAAGTAATATATTCCAAGCGCATTCAGATAGCTATTTGCCACAGGCAGCGCGATTGGTAAATTAAAATATTCGTTAAAGGCTTTAAGCTCCTGAATCGGCTTTTCATCCGTATTCGATACGATTAAGCCCTGCAAACTCACATTATAATCCCCATTAGTGATATATTCTTTATAGGTTCCCTTATTCACGCTTCCGGGAATACTGGTCTTGGTAATGATAGTTTCTTGTGTTATATCCATAATGGGATCAAGAAGCTTTATGCCTTTATACTTTCGACCCTGATACTCAACATCGCCAAACTCAATACTCATCTGAACTGGCCTGCCGAGTAATCCTACAATGGGAGCTCCATTAATATCAATTTCTCCGCTATCAGGCAGAACATTAGTCGTAAAAATAACTTCACCTTCACCTATGGTCGTATCGACAACGCGGTAGGGTTGTAGGTAGTCCAACCCAAATGCTTTTTTCGTTAAATCTGCTATGCTTATTCTATAATTCATATTCCTTAACTTAATGCTATTTCGGTGTCTCTTACTGCCCCAATCAATGCTTTGGTAAGCTCTTCTTTTACCTTGCTGGTGCCTTCTTGCAAGTTGGTCACCTGAAGGGTGATATTTCTTATAAGATTTTCAATCCGGATATTATTGTTTCTCACATCATTGCCTCCGCCTGTTACCGATTGCTCAACGCTGCCAATAGGCTTGGCTGCCGCTGGTGTGCTATCGCCTTCAGTGATCGATTGCAAAAACAACCCATTCGCTCCCGGTACGAATCCATCAGGAATCTTCGGTTGGTCAGGTTCTGGCTCCGGTTCTTCTTTTCCTTCCCTTTTGGCTTGCTTCTTTTCTTCGTTATCTGCCCAACCAAACCACGCCTTCACATCTTCCCAAAAACTCATAAATGGCTCAATAAAGCGTTGCTTAAAGCCTTCCCAAAGGTTTTTAAACACATCTCCAATCCAGTTGAAAAACTTCATCACAGGTTCTTTTACCTGCTCCCATACTTTCTTCAGCAATTCGATCGTAAGAAAAAATGGCCAAAATACCGCCTTAAGAACCGGCTTAAATTTATCAAACCATTCTTTCACCTTATCCCAATGCTTTATCATGGCTATAATGCCAACGATTAATCCGGCTACGGCTAAGCCTATCCATACTATGGGATTAGCAAGCAGTGCCGCATTAAAGCTCCATGTGGCTACCGTAGCTCCAATAATGCCACTCACATAACCGGCAATAGCTTTAATTCCTGCCCAAACAAATTGAGCCCCCGCTTTCATTACATTCCATGTGGCTGCCGCTATACCTTTAACAAATTCCCAGCTTTTTGTTGCCGCTTTACCAAGCGATGGTATCAATTTGGTGCGTAATGCGCTTTCTGAACTAAATATCTGTGTTTTCATCCATCCTAACCCTCTGCCGGCAAGAGATACGATAGGGTATATCTGAGCAAGTGGAACGAGCATATTCACCATAACACCTGCCATCGGCAACATGCCTCCGGTGGCGTTCATTATGCTTATCTTCCAATCGTCAATCTTTGCTTGTGATATCGCTACCTGCTCTGCCCATGTTTTGCTCTTTATTGCAGCTTGCTCATAAGCTACATTGGTGCCGGTTACTTTCTGGGTCATTTCCTCAACGGCTGCCGCGTTCTTTATTAATATTTGAGCCGCTGATATATTCTCTTTTCCAAAGGTCTCAGCCAAAAATGTGGTGTCGTTCAGTTTAGGCCCTAAGGCCGCTAACGCACCGCTTAATCCTTGTGTTTTTAAATCTACCCCGGGGAGCTCTTTGGTTTGTAATGCCAACAACACATTCCGCAGCCCTGTTCCTGCTTCACTGCCTTTTAAAGCGTTTTGGCTCAAAACTTCTAACGCAGCTACCGTTCCTTCTATTTCAACTCCGGCAAGCGAAGCTGTTGTACCGGCAACCTTTAAACTCATGGCTAAATCAGGTATCTCTGCCGCCCCAAATTTCGCGCCTGCTCCTAATACATTGACCACTCTGGCCGCTTCCGATGCGTCATAGCCAAATTGATTGATGGCCGCCGCCATAGTGTTGGCACTGGTAGCCATATCCACACCAGCCGCTTTGCTAAGGGTAATGGTTTCCTTTTGCAGCTTCTGCAATCCTTCTATACCTCCTATTGTGGCTATATCAATATTGCTTGCAAGCAACTTATAGGCTTCTACTGATTGCGAAGCTCCTAATCCGGTGCTTATACCTACTTCTCTGGCTGTTTTGCCCAAACGCTGCAAATCCTCACCGGCTATCCCTGTTATTGCACTTAGATCGGCCATCGAGGCTTCAAAGGCTATCCCCGGCGCTCCTAAGTCGTTTAGCCCTTGAGCCGCATTGGTTATATTGCTAATGTGGCTCGCGATATCTACCGATCGCAGCTTATTGGTTATATTACTAAACTTATCAAACTGGGCATTCAGTTTTTNAATCGTGTACCGAGGCATTACCTGCTACATCTATCTTAAATATTAACCCTGAATCTGCCACTTGACTTATTGTTTAATTTGGTTTACTTTTGCGTTTTAAATCTTATAACTATGTTTTTAGATTGCTGGTGCTATCATAGGTATTATTCTGGGAGTTGCTTTTGGTATTGCTTTTTTTGCTAATCTTATCAAAAACGACCTCGACCTTTAACCTTTTCCCCCAAACAAAGAGCTGAGCATCTTAGCCTGCATCCGTAATCGCCATTTCTCCAACCAGATTGCCTGCTGCAAAAGCTCAGCCCATTTTTCCTCAGCTATTCCTGCCGGGTCAACTCCAAAATTTGCTCTTATCAGTGCATCGGCCTTCTGATAGGTGTCGAATTCGTCGCGATCATCTATTCCGAATTCCTCTACAACTTTTCCAGTTGTGCCTCCCTGATCTTGAACATCTCACTAAGCTTACCCATGCAGCTCGCTTTGGTTTCTTCATCGTGCTGCATCTCCGGATCTCCACCAAGCCAACATCCGTTGAACACAATCTCACCGAATTTCATCGGATCGCTTGTGGCGTATTTACTTGCTGCTCCTATGATGGCTAAATTGGGCTTTTTGAAATATCCCGTTGCTACTCCATCATTGTCGGCCCCGGGAACCGATATACGGTACACGTCTCCGTGCTCCTTTTTCCATGCGGCTATTTGCGCCTGTGTCACTCCACCTGCCAACAAATCCGCTACTGTTTTTTCGTTCTTTGACATAATCTTTTATACTTTAAACTTTAAACTTTGAACTTTGAACTCTTATCGTCCCCATTGTATTCCACCCACAACAAGCTCCAGCTCATTTTCAATACTGGTATCGCCTGTTTTGGCTTTTATACTCTGACCCGTAAATTCACACATAAGCACTTTATCCGTTACCGGTTGCGTGCCTACTAAATAACTCACTGTAATCGTGAATGGAGGAATGTGGCGTAGATTCTTACCTTTTGGCAATGCCGCCAACACACGTCTAACTTCTTTTTCTTCAAGTGTTATTTTGCCGCTATATTCTACTTTGCCGCGGCCTCGGCTTGTAGGCTCTGTGCCGCTACCATAGTTATTCACTTTATCCTGCTTTTCGCTGTATTCAATGGCGGTCACTCCAAACACTTTTGTTCCTAACAAATGGAAATCTATCGATGCCCAATCGTATGCCTGTCCGTTGATTATTGGTACTTGATTCATGCGCTTAGATTTTTGCTACTAATTTGATTTTACCTTTTAACTCTCTTAACACACCAACCGGCTGCAAACTGTATTCTACTTCCAACGATTCCTCATTTTCCATAAACACAACCTCCGGATTGATATATACATCAAAATTGCTCACTTCGCCATCGCGTTGCATTTGTTGCAATCCTTCTTCTGCCAATCCCTCTAAGGCTCCGATTACCACCGCTTGCACAGTGCCGTCTTCGTTTAATAGCACAGGGCTGTTTAAAGCCTCAAGTGTATTGGCCCGGATAAGCTTAGCACCTTTGTTCAGTGTCCTGGCATTTTCAATATAGGCTTCATCCTGATCAATGGCTGCACATGTTGGGCTGCTGTTGAAGTAATATCCCGTTTTTCCGTTATGGGGTTTGGCATATATGTATCCCTTATCGTGAAGGGTTGCATAATCGGCTTCATAAGTTTCGATAGCCAAGCCGCTACTCAAGGCTGACTTCGTAAACATTCCTAACGATGTATCGGTTAATGGAAATTTACTCACCCATCCAATATTCTCATTCACTTTGGCCGCACTTATCATCCCAAGCACATCTCCGATGGCTGCATAATACTGATACGGCTTAGTGCCTCCAATTTCTAATTGGCTTACATTGTAGTCGGCGGCTATCACCACAGCTACTCCTTCTGCTTCTTTGGTGCGCAAGTCAAGCGCTGCCGCTGCTGTGCCATTAAAGTGACGGCCTTCAATCACAATAAATACCGGACGATGCTTCGTAAACTCTGATTCTACCAATGCCTGTGCTTTCGGTATAGCTGCTATCACATCAGCATTCAGTCCTGTTTCAAGGGTCTCCGAATAGCCACTGGCCGGATTCAGAGCAATACCAACTACTCCTACTTCTCCTTTGGCGTCAAGCAATAGCCCGGCTACATGGGTCAACGTCACATCGGCCATTTCAGCTAACGTCACGGTTTGGGCTACAACCTTCAGAAATACTTTTGCGCTTTTGTTGCGAGCAAATATGCGCTCTACGTGGTGATATACCAACACTTTATTGGTTTCGTCATAAGCGGCATCAAAGCCTAAGGCCTTGGCATCGCTTACGCCTCGAAGCTCAACTGTAGTGCCAAGCGTGGCGTATGCTGTGGTGGCTATGCCTCCCATCACCAATCCTACCACCATGTCGGCACTTGGTGTGCGACGACCTAAGCCCGATTCTTTTACTATTCTAATATCTGGTAACATTATTTGCCTCCTTTTTTGGGGTTAACTTTTTTGNTTCANCNTCTNNTNCTGCTTGAGCTTTTGCTTCAGCTTCTTTTTCTGCTTGAGCTTTTGCTTCAGCTTCTTTTTCTGCTTGAGCTTTTGCTTCAGCTTCAATATCCAATCCGAACTCATGCACTTCGCCTCCAACGGTATTCTTATGGCTATTAGCCGGATTCACGTTCAGGAATAGTGAGCCATCTTCTGTGGCATTACACCTTTTTCAACTTTATTGTCGCTTCATGTAGTCTTGCGCAATTTCTCTTAATGCTTCTTTATTCATTTTTACGTTTTTTGGGTATGGTACTCCAATTTTCACTCACACTGTTGGTTATTTTTTCAACAGATCGACCTATCACATAACCTCCCAGACCTATCTCCAACAAACTCCAAAAAGCTTCTGGTAAATTAGACTTGGGTAAGCCCGAAATGGGCGCTACAAAATATTCGTAAACTACTATGCCGGCAAAGAGCAACATAACTATCGGTCTCCAATTTCGCTGGAGATTGGTGCCTGTCATCTCGGTTTTTATAACGTCTGATTGTGTAGCTGTGAGGTCAGTGGCTAACTTACTCGTGATTTCCATCAACTGCTTCTTAGCTTCTAAACGCTCCTCGTCATTGGTAATGACGGTGTCTAACACACCTGTAATTGCCGTGCCTGCTTCTTTCAGCGTGCCGCTGGTCAATAGACTTAATAGTTTACTCATCCTCTTTGCGTTTTGCTTTCTTCAACAATGAGCTCACACTATCTATCATTTTCTTAACCGTGTAACCGGCTAATCCTCCAATCAGTCCAAGCACAAAGGCTTCAGCTAAGCTCTGATAACTCATCATGCCCGTGGTCATGCCAAGTATGCTTAAAATCGTTCCGCCTGCTGATGATAGTAATTTATCGTTCATTTTAAAACTCTTTAAATGGTTTTTAAAACAGCTCCTGAGTCCGTTTTTAATCTGCAACTCAGGAAACTGTTTTTTCACTAACCACAATCACAATATGAGAATTACGATACTTTTGCCGCTACTATTGCGCCAAATCCTAACCATTTCTTTGGCAACACAATATGCCATTGGCGAAAGCCTACTACACTGCGACGCATTGTAGGATCTGATTCGGCTTTACTATAATACATCTTGGTTTCACCAGTAGCCTGAAAGGTTCGGTTGGCATAGAAAAATACAGAGGCTACTTGGTCATTAGCCGCATCAGCTGCTGCTCCAAATGCTTTCTTGGTCAATACGGTCGAAACTACACTATAAACCGGCGCTGTGGTATATTCATGTATTTCAAATCCATAGATGTATGGAATCTTACCGTTAGATGTGTCAATATTATACTGCTGTGCAAATTTCTCTTCTGTCTCGAGCAGATCGGCTATATGTTCATTACACAATACAGCCACTCGTGCGCCTTTAATCTTTGGCACTTTAAGGTCGTCAAATTGCTTTTTCATTTTGCGCAAATCGGCCATTGTCATGCGTTTTCGAGCCTGCGTTTCGCCATTACTTGCTCCTGTGGTTTCTAACACCGGCGTGCTGGCCGAATTCGTGCTTGGTGCTAAGCTGTGCAGCGCTTTATCGGCTTCGCCTTCGCTAAGCACTTCCTTATGCACCTTAATCACACTGCCTATCTTGTCGTAGCTGATGCTGTATAACTCATCATCCGTGATGCTTGTATTCTCAGTCTCAAACTTATGTAGCGAAATGGCTACGTCCGAATCAGTTCTGCTGGCTACTGCTATGGGATAAGTCGTATTATTAATTAACACTCCGGGATCTGCTCCAACATCAACCATGTGAATCACGTTATTATTAACCAAATTGTTTCGTGCCGGAATTTTTGCCATAAACGTGGGCATCTCTCTAAGCTTTTTGATCAGCTCACCTGTCCATACCTCCACTAATACACCTGCACCCAAACTTCCGGTTGGTACTTGATTAGGTATAAACGACAGCGTAAACGCTCCCGCTCCAATCGCCAACGGACTAAATCCTGTAGCCGATCCGACTACACTTCCCAAAATCATGCTGAAGAAAAACGACAGCACTAACGTTACTAAAAACTTTGCTTTCATTGTTTTGTATTAAAATTAATTACTAAATGGTCACTCCATACTCAAGTGCGTACAATCTCTTGTACTCGTCCGGATTTTCGGCTTTGAATTTCTCCAATCCTTCGCTTCCGAGTTTCAGCACGTCAGCAAAGGTTTTAGGCACTTCATCTTGTGCTGCTGAGCCTGCCGATTGGCGGATAATATTACCCGGTTTCTGCACTGGCGCAATCGTGTCAAGAATGTTTTTGGTGTCGTCATAATTACTCATGGCCATGTTCACAAAACTGGCTTTTTTGTCGGCTGTGATTTTACCTGCCGCTACTGCCGCATCAACAAGTGTCTCAGCGTTCTTTTTTGCAATATCGGCCAAAGCATTGTTAGCAGTGTTTAAGCTGTTTTGCAGCTCCGTAGTTTTTGCTGCCTGAGTTTGAATCTCGGCAATCTTGTTCAGAATCTCAGCTTCTGTGGCTGACTCAGCTAAGCCGAGTTTTAAGGCTACGATTTTCATGTTCACTAAATTTTGATTCTCTTGTTTTTTGTCGATGTTGGGTAATAGACTAAAACTCATCTCTTCGGTTATGGGCTCATAATTTTCATCGTAAAGTCGAAGCGCTTCACTATGACGGCCTATGTCCACAAGGCTCGCTTCCACCATTTCCCACTTGGTAATCGTGGGGCGGGTTTGACCGGGCAATAAATGCTTAGGATCGTCGCTCACTTCTATCACTCTTATGCCTACACTGGCCATCCGAATGATTTCCTGCTCTACCTTACTTTGAATCTTTACAGCGAAGGGGTCTTTAGTATCAAGAACCGGCTCTGCTAATATCTCATCGCCTTTTACTTCGATTTCGGTCCATTTGCCAATCGGCAACGGGTCTTTATCGTCATAATAGCGGCGATGCATCCACAAACATATTGGGTTTGACTTAAAACGAGTTAAGTCGCCTCCTGCGGTCAGGATTCGGAAACCGTCAACATTAAGATTTGAGTTTGTTAGTCTAAATTTCGACATCGGGTTTAACTTAATTGAGCAGCAAAGTAAAACCACAATTTTACACTTTACAAATTGTAATTATATAATATTCAATATTTTATAAATAATATACGTATCTCGGTTTATTATATTTTGTGCATTTTTTTCTCCCTGTCTATCTTATGATATTTGCACAAATATCTAAATTATTATGACTGTAAAACAATCTATGTTGCAAAAAAAGGAATTGGCTAAAATCCTGTTCCTCAACGGACATTTGCAAAAAGACATTTGCGAACGGGTAGGAATTACGCCTAAAACCCTCCAAAATTGGATCGAAGATAATGGCTGGCGTAATATCAGAGCGGCTAAAAATGTAACCAAACCGGAGCTAATCAACAAGATTTTATCGAAAATTGCTGAGCTTATCGAAACTACCGATCCGGAGAAGCTCGATGGCTTAGGTGATAAATTAGCTAAAATGGCTAACGCCATTGAGAAGCTCGATAAAAAATCGACCGTAGTCGATGATATTGAGGTATTCATGCAATTCAATCATTGGCTGCAACTTCGCATGCCTGTCGATCCTAAACTTACTGTCGAGCTTTCAAAAGCTATTAATACGTATCAGGATTTATACATAACCGAAAAAATATCTCATAAGTCATGAACAGATATCAACTAACTAAAAATTTCTATTTAGACGAGTTTTATGATGTGGTCACTTATCATAATCATCGTATCAAAGGTTCATTAGACCAATTAGCCAATGCTCTCGACCTTGTTTTGATTAGCGCTCTTCAGCAGATACGCGACTATATGAATGAGCCTGCTTCTATCAACGACTGGTGGAAGGTGTATGTGAAACATAATGGCGACCTCAAAAAAACACTTGCTGAAGTGAAGGCTAAACGTATCGATCAGTGGTCGGGCGTGAGATTTCCTAATAGCCCTTATTTCTCCCCGGGTAGTCAACACTCATACACGCGCCGCAAAGCCGCTGATGTTATTTTCAAATCAAACGGATGGTTGCCTAAAGCACAGAGCTTCGTCTATCACCGATTCAAAACGCTTGGGCTTGGTGGCATGGAGGTCAATGTGAGTTGGCTTCATGTCGATACACGCAAGCTCAATCCTCAAGCTAAACGTATTTTTACGTTCGACATGGACAGCGCCGAACCTAACTGGAAACCTTTTTATAAAGAATCTCAAATCTAATAGCCGATAATGAGCAACGTTGATATAGCTTTCAAAAAATGGCAAGAACACTGTAAAAACATCCAAGAAAAAACGGTTGTTAATTTCAGTGAATCTCCGGGCGAAAAGCAAGCTCGCATCGCTCGTGCTCAACGCGATTATGCTTTTTTTGTAAGCTATTACTTCCCGCATTTTGCAAATACACCATCGGCAAGATTTCATATTCAAGCAGCAAATAAAATACTTGCAACTGGCAATTTAAAGGCAGTATTCAAGTGGGCTCGTGGACATGCAAAGTCCACCCACATGGGAGTGATAATTCCTATGTGGCTCAAAATACAGGAACCTCGACAAATCAACGTAATGCTGCTGGCCTCAAAATCTGAAGATGCCGCTATTAGGCTACTTGGTGACCTTCAGGCAGAGTTCGGCCATAATCAACGTTATATTCACGACTATGGCATTCAATTCAATCATGGCAACTGGCAGGATGGAGAGTTTCACACGCAAGATGGCTGCATGTTTATGGCTGTTGGTCGCTCTCAGTCTCCCCGGGGAATCAAGGAACGCGGCAAACGTCCCGACTACATCGTTATCGACGATATCGACGATGATGAATTGGTGGAAAACGAAAAGAGGGTACGCAAAGCAACCGACTGGTGTATCGAAGCATTAGGTGGCACTATGGATATGTGGCGTGGTCGCTTTATTGTCGTTGGCAACCAAATTGCAAAATTCTGCATTCTCTCAAGCATCGCCGAGCGTCCTGATGTTTTTGTTACCCAAGTAAATGCTATCGACAAAAAAGGCATGCCAAGCTGGAGCGAAAAATACACTATTGAAGAAATTCAAAAGGTGCGGGAGTTTATGGGCGAACGCCGATTTCAAAAGGAATACATGAACAATCCTGTGTCTGAAGGTGCAGTTTTTAAACACGACTGGATTAAGTGGGGCAAAATGCTTTCACTCAAAAAATATGAGCACATGATTGCCTACTGCGACCCCTCCTTTAAAGGTACAACCAAAAATGACTATAAAGCTATTAAGGTTTGGGGCAAAGTAGGCTCTCAGCTCCATCACATCAAAGCTTTCGTTCGTCAAGCTTCAGTGAGTTCAATGGTCAAGTGGTGGTACGACTTTCACGAATCGCTTCCTGAAGGTGTAATTTGCGATTACTACATCGAAGCTTCATTTTATCAGGATATATTGTTAGATGAATTTGAAGCTGAAGGCAAACTTAGAGGTTATCAATTACCAATTCGTCCCGACCATCGCAAGAAGCCCGATAAGTTCCAGCGCATCGAAGCTATCAGCCCTCTATGGGAACGTGGTTTTGTCACCTACAATATCGACGAACAAAACGATCCTGATATGCTTCGTGGTATTGAGCAAACTCTTGCTATTGAAAAAGGCAGCCGTGTGGCCGATGATGCTCCTGATGCCGACGAAGGGGCTATTTATCTTATTCAAAAGCGTACTCGTATCGAAAATTTTAAACCGGAGCTTGGTCAGCGTTCAGCTCCTTATTCAAATTATTAATCATGCTTACAATCGAAGATTTTAACGTCATCATCGACGACAATCAACTTAAGGTGGTTCAAAACTGTGAACCTTCGCTCCGCTCTTCGTCTGAAGCTATGGCTATCGATCAAATGAAGTCGTACCTAAACGGTCGCTTCGACACCGATGCTATATTTTCTGCAACCGGTTCTCAACGTAATCAGGCTATCGTCATGTATCTGGCCGATATTACGCTATATCACTTATTCGCAAAATTGCCTCAACGAATGGGTATGGAAATTCGCCAGCTTCGATACGAAACTGCCATTCGTTGGCTTGAGCAAGTGGCTGCCGGCAAAATCACTCCTTCACTACCTACTTTGGCCGTTTCTGACGATAATCCGGGCTCTATTCTATATGGTAGCGATTCTCCTAACTCTTATAACTGGTAATTCTTATGGACGAAAACAACAACGCTTACTTCAGAGATGCTATGGCACGCCGCGATGTGCAGGCTATGATTATAGACTTAGCAATTCAAACCAAGCAGCTTACTGCTAAAGATGTGGCTAAATGGCGAACCGCTTGGCAACAGGCTATCGATGTCGATAATCCAAAACGCAATCAATTATTATTGATTTACGACGATGCTATGATCGACTTGCATCTCACAGGTGCTATTGGCAATCGCAAGAGCGAAACTATGGCTATGGGGTTCAAAGTGGTGGATAAAAATGGCAAGGAGAAACCGGAACTAACAGAGCTGCTCGAAGCTGAATGGTTTAAAGACTTTATCAGCTATAGTCTCGATTCTGTCTTTTACGGCCACAGCCTTATTCAGTTTGGCAATCGAATCTCCGACCCTAAACTCTCGTTTTCGCATGTCGAAATTTTACCTCGCGAACATGTCATTCCTGAGCATAATGTGTTTGTTCGTGAAGCGAGCGATGAATGGAAAAAAGGCTTTGACTACACTAAACCTCCTTTCTCAAATTGGGTACTTCCAATCGGAAAGCACAACAATCTTGGGCTGCTTCTGAAAATGTGTCCTCAAACCATCTCAAAGAAAAACCAGTTCGCCTTTTGGGATAAGTTTGGCGAGATATTCGGAATGCCTATCCGTGTCGGTACTACCAACTCAAGAGACGTCAAAGACAAAAACGAAATCAAATCCATGTTGGCTAATATGGGCAGCGCCGCTTGGGGCTTATTCCCTGAAGGCACTACTTTGCAAATCATAGGCAGCTCACAGGGCGATGCTTTTAATGTTTACGACAAACGTATCGAGCGCGCCAACTCAGAAATGTCGAAAGGCATTCTGGGCAATACGATGACGATGGATAATGGCGCTTCCAAATCTCAAGGCGAGGTGCATGAGCGTATTCAGGAGAATTTACTTTGGGCCGATAAGGATTTTATTCGCGATGTGGTCAACAATAAGCTTTTCCCTTTTCTTACTAATATTCATGGCTTCCCTTTATCCGGTTACCGCTTCGACTGGGATGAGAGTATCGAATACTCCCCCGAACAGCAGCTTGCTATCGACACATTCCTGGCAACCTATTGCGATGTTGATCCCAAATACTTCGCCGAACGCTACAATGCGCCGGTTAAGGGAATGAAACAGGCTCAACAGCAGCAACTGCCCTCTAAACAGCATTTCGATTTTTTTTGAGTCGCCCCGGATTGGTTAATCCATTTCCCGGGGCGCTGCAAATCAACTTATCGGCTATCTACAATCAAACCTGTCCCGCTTGCGGCGGAGTACTGGCCGATGAGGTATTTGCACAGCCAAACACTGACGATCTTGACGATATTGTCAACAAACTTATCAAATCTCTACACGGCGGCAACAAACACTCTTTCGATAAAGGCATGATTCAATTCACCGCGGGCAAACTCCTTCAGGGTATGCTCACTGGCTATGGCAAAGACTTTACCAACGTCGATTACAATTCTCCCGACTGGCGCATGCTCGAAAACCTCGAAAATAATGTGTATCAATTTTCGGCAGCCAAAAACTTTCAACAGCTCAAACAAATGACTTCGCTGCTATTAGATAATGGCAAGCCTCGCACATTCGCTGATTTTAGAAATAAGGTCATGGAGTTAAATATCAAATTCAATAAAACATGGCTCAAAACTGAGTACAACCTTGCTATTGCAGGTGGACAAATGGCCAGCAAGTGGGTTGATTTTGCCAATGGCTCCATGCTTAAGTATTCCACCGCCGGCGATGCTAATGTTAGAGACAGTCATGCCGCACTCGATGGTATCACCAAACCAAAGGAAGACAAGTTTTGGGCAGTGCATTATCCTCCAAACGGGTTTAATTGCCGTTGCAACGTTATTGAAACTGTTTCCAAAAAAGCAACTGATGATGATAAAATCCCATCGGTCGAAATTCAACCCATGTTCCGTACCAATCTGGCTAAGTCCGGATTAGTTTTTCCAAAAAATCATCCTTATTTTATTGGTATTGATAAAAAGAAGATTGCAGCAATTATTCTTTCAATGATTCCAGATCGTTCAAATTATAAGAGCAATCTAAATTACTTCAACAATCTTTCAACGAAAGAGTATCCTGAAAAACTGAAAAAATTCTTTCCCGAATCAGGCGGATTTTATGCGTTTCATAAAAATCATAATTTAAATCCAATCACTGGCTATTCAGAAATAATAACCGCAAATGCTTTCGCAAAAAAGGGATTTGCCATCCTTTTTAATGATGAAAGTAAGTCAAAAAAAACAGCTGATTTTATAGATATTAATTCTAAAAAACTATACGAAATTAAGCTGGTAAAAAAAGTAACTCATAGGTCATCAAAGGAAGTTATACTGCACGCAGCTTCAAAAAAAGCTCATTTTCCGGTGGCGGTGGTAGAGGGTGAGGTTGATTACGATATTCTTTTTGCTGGCTTCAATTCAGGTTTTCAATTTACAAATTATAAAGAATGCTATTATGTTGTTAATGAAGAACTCAAGGTGTATAAAAAATAAACCACCGCTGGGCGGTGGTAGCACGCCAACGGAATTGCTTCCGTCAACGTGGGGCAAAGATAATATCATTTTTAACCAAAATGCAAATAAATTATGCAAATAATTCAAAAAGGCCTAACCATCAAGCAAATTACGGCTAATATCCGCAACCGAATGGCTACTACCATCCCGCAAAATATGCGCACTATGGCTCTTGAACACTTCGATAATAGCTTCAGGAACCAAGGCTTCACCGATTCGGGCTTTCAACCTTGGAAGCCTCGCAAACAAGAAAAACGTGTCGTTTTCCTTGGTAAGAGAATAAAAGCAAGAGGAAAAGGAGGCAGATATACCTCATCAAACCGCGCTATCTTAATTCGCTCCGGCCGTTTGCGCCGATCCATCAAGGCTCGCTTCAGTGGCAAGTCTATTCTATTCACCTCCGATGTGGAGTATGCCCAAATTCATAACGAGGGCGGCCAAGCCGGTCGCCGTCTTGCTTCAAAGATACCACGCCGCCGCTTTGCCGGTCGATCTGCCATGCTCGAAGCCGAAATCAAACGCATGATCTCCCGTGAACTTAACTCAGCCACAAGATAATCGTAAAGCCGCATGGCCATGCGGCTCATCAAAACAAATACAATGAGAGCAAAACTACTTACCGACTTAATCACCTACCTCCTCAACTTCACTCCTGAAGGTGAGACTGACCCCATATTCTTGCATTCCGACTTATGGAACAACCAACTGGAGTTTATCGAAGAGGAAATACCATTCCCAACCCCGGCCGTATTCCCTGAGCTCCTACCCAACAATTGGACGCAAAAAAACAACACCACTCAGGAATCGGACATCCGTATCAACTTTCATGTGGTGCATACCGATCCAATGGCTATTCTCCAACTTTGCGACCTGCTGCACTTCGCCCTGGCACGTTTCCGATCCGACACCACCGCCCGACCCATTCGCGAAAACTCCACCCCCGACCACAACCACGGAGAGCTTTGCGACTTCATCGAGCAGTATCGCATCAAACTCGAAGACTCCTCAGTCTCCAAAGAGGCCAATGAATTAATGTTAAACCTTAAAATTACTAAGAAATGATAGAACGAATTGAAAATACGGAATTATTTCTCTACAACGGATCAGTTGTGAAGCGTGATGAATTAATTGCTCAACGTGATAGATTTCGTGATATAATCAGTGGCAACGAAGCGATCTTAAGCTCGCAAAAACTAATTGATTGCACTAACCTTCAGGGTGATCTATTAGAGGCTGCTTATATGTTTAATCAAAAAAAGCAAGAAGAAATTGACAAGCTTGAATCTGAAATTCACCATTTTACTGTTGAAATTAGCAATATCGAAAAATGGCTATAAATATTTTCACGATTAATAGGCCTCATTTGTGGGTTGAGGCAGTTCCCGGCGGATCTCTTTCTCCTGCCACTTATTATTTTATAGGGTGGAATTCGCTTAGCTCTGATGGTGCTAATGCTCCTTATTATGGAAACTCTCCAAGTGTAGCAAGTGAACAGGTTTCAGTAACTACTGATGCTACTAATAATCGTATTAAGATGGAGGTTTATTATAATGGTGGCGATGTTACTGCTTATGCTGATGCTGGTAGTGGTCTTGTAACAGTAACTGCTTCAGCTCACGGATTAAGTAATGGAGATAGTGTTTGGCTTAGAGGAACTACTAACTATACAGGAGTTTATACTATCTCAAATGTAACGACTAATACCTTTGATATAACAGCAACTTGGGTAAGTGATGACGGAGCTTCTAAATGGTTTTCTGAACCAGGTCTTAATACTTCTAATTTTCCAACAAATGCTTATTCAACATTTTATTTTAAGTGGGACTATTACTCAATGCTTAGAGCTGATGGTTCTTATTTTCAATGGAATAATACGAATAACCCAGCTATTGATGATGAATGGTATCCAACAGAAGCTAGTCCAAGCATAAACTGGAGAACCTATGGTCATCATAGGTGGAGTGGTTCATATTATTATATGGGAATGAAAGAGGTTTATTTCTCTACTGCTGCTGATGGTTCAAAATATAGATACCTTGATGCTGTTGTTGTTACTACTGGAGCAGTTGAGCATAGAACTTCTAATCTTTATGAGAGAGCTACTGGAGGTTCAACTATTAGCTGTAATATGAACCAACCACAAATAGCTTTAAGAAAACATTATACTTCAACAGACCAAGCTAATAATATAAAATTTTATGATTTGCCTGATTGGATGGATAAAGAAGCTCCAGCTGTTCTTATATGGATTGATAGCACAAATGATTATAATACTTGGTCGCATTTAATCTATGCTTTAAAAGATAGAACAGATATTTTAGGAAAGTCAATCGCTTTTGGTTATAATAATCAAGTAGGTGCGACAACAGACCAAAAAAGCGCCTACAACAGAAGTTTTAATACACTAATGCTTAGAGGTAGCATAGTTCAAGATAGACAAGCAAGTGGCACTACTTGGTCAGATAGTAATATACCTACATTTATTGATAAGAACTTAGTTTTTTATCAAGGTATAGTAGCAACTTATGGAAACTCGGAAGCAAATTATATAAGATTTTATGGTTGTAATATAGATTGTCAGAGAATACAATATAGTTTTTGGGTTAATGTAGAAATCAATTTAACCAACTCAAGAATGAATGTATCAGGTAATAATTTCATGCTAAATAAAACTCAAGGAACTAACTTCAGTAATGGTGGAACTTATATGCCTGGTTCTTATAATCCTAAAGATGGATTTAATATAATTGGTAGTAGCGCTATCAAAGCAAATTTATCAAAAATGCCTCGTGATATTCCTTCAAGTGGTTTTTACTTAAGGAATATGAAGTTTATAAACTGCACAGTATTCCCAACATATCATAATCAAGCAGCACAATATCCAGCAACTTGGGAGATGAGAAATTGTGAGTTTAGTCAAGTTCAAAGTAATGAAACTGTTACGTCTGGATATTATGATGGTGTTGTCTTTGATATTCTAATGGAGAGTTCTTTTGTATCTACTTTTGATATTGATTTTACTACTAATTGCTATCACGTAACATCACCTGAAAGACCAAATGGATTAGTAAGAGTCAGTTTTAAATATCCTGCATCAAGACCATTAACAGCTAATTCAGTTGCTATATTCAAATTTCACGAAACATTTAATATTAAGGTAGTAGACGAGTCTGGCGTCCCAATAGAAAATGCTGATGTAAAAATATCTAACAGTAAGTCCACTCCTGATGAATACGAAGTTCAAACAGATAGTAATGGAGATATACCTGAAACTGATGTTTTGATTTATACTATTGAATATGACTCAACAAACCCTGATGGTTATAGTTGGACTGGAATTACAGGAGATAGTAAAACAACAGTCTTTAATGATGTTACGATTGAGATTGAGAAAGAAGGTTTCCAAAGAGAAATTGTGAAACTGACCTCAGTGCTGGATAAGCAAAATCTTGCTATCGCTCTTAAACCCAACCCAGCCCCTGTTCAATTCTCAATTCGCCGCATACTTTCTCGATTATTCAAATCTGGCAAACAAGTAATCTCTAACGAGCTTCTGACTGAGGGCTCAATCGAACATGAAGCATCATTGATTGAAGAAACCGAAATTATTAATAATGCACGTGCAACATATCGCCCTGAATCGAATGACATACTCATTGAGCAGGATATTGACGGGGTATTCGAAGAGGCCGAAGTTATAACCGATGGTGCTGAGTTGGTAAGGGGGAGTTCGAGCGTGGTGGAGGATCCGGATCCAATCTTCCTCGACCAGTCTATAACCGCCAAAATACAAGATTCAGTCTCAATTAAAGCCGTGGTGGATGATAGCCAAACCCTTTCTGCGAAGATTGTAAATAACCAATCCATCAAAGCCACCATCTCCGACCAGGAGTCCATCACCGCTAAAATAAACAACGTACAAACCCTTAAAGCTACTATATCATGAACGACATCCGCCGCGGCACTACCGTTGCCCGAACCATAACCCTTACCTCAGCTTCAGGCGAAGCTTTCGACCTTAACGGCTTCACCGCCCAATTGCTCATCTTTAGCAGCATGGAGGCAACTGAAGCCGCCAAAACTATCACTGGAACAATCGAGCAGCCTGCCTCTGGCATCGTGCTTTTCGAGCTCTCCAGCTCCGATACCAACCTGCCCCAAGGCCGCTACTATTTCGACCTCGTGCTCACCAAAGCACAGACCGATCCGCTGCCGCCCATCGTGCACAAGCCCCTGAAGGGCGAGTTCAAAATCATTGACTAATCTCCGTACAGACGCTTCGTGAAGCGTCTCCTATAAACAACAAAAAGAACCCCGACAGGATCCTGTCGGGGTTCTTTTTGTTGTTGTGTGCCCTATATACTATTTTGTACTTGGGTCGTTTGCGTCAACTTCGGATATATCAATATTTTTAATTTGTAAATATTTATCCCTTATCAATACACTAAATACTCCCGAATAATATTGAAAAGATTTACCCTCTTTAAAGGCATAAAGTTTTATACCGTCAAGCGATTGTTTATCGAAAAATTTTTCAGGTTCTACCGCAACTGCTTCCATGCAATAGGTTTGTATATCATACGCATTCTTATCGCAAATATTTTCCTCTAATACCTTAAATATTTTTTCCCAATTCTTAGCTATAATCTCATCTGCTTTTAATTTAGCTGATATTTCAAGTCCGTATTCAGTTAGTGAAATAGGACTTTTTGACTGAGTTAATGGTTTTGATCCAGCTATTAAAATATCTATTGTACCCTTCAGATAAACCAAGTCTCGCCTTGTTTCATCAACATTACGTTCAATTTTCGACGCGGCTTCAGTAAAATTCTGTTCAATACGTTTATTCGTTTCTCTTAACATATTATGATCCGAATCAATCAATGTTGTTTTTTTTGTAACAAAATGGATTAACCATCCACCTAAAAACATTATTCCAAATACAAATCCAAGTGAGCCCGCTTGCGAGCCTAATATTTGCTTTATCAAGTCTATCATATTATGAAATATTATGTTATTACAACGCTGCTACTTTCAATACACAAATTAACTACTTTTTTATTACAAAATTCAACATCATTTTCTTAATTTGACTAAAATTAATTATTTAACAAAAAACCCCCGTATCGCCAAAGGCAATACGGGGGTTTTATTGTTGTTGTGTGACCCGCCTGCCGTAATGCTTTACTGGTCATAGCTTCAACGTTAGCTGTCCGGCTAAAACCATCCTTTTGAGAGCTTCCCCTGCTTCAGAAGCAGACAAAGCAGCTTTTGACATTTCTTTTGCTGCGTGAGTGACATTTTGTTTAATATCTTCATCTGACATATCGCTTGCGTCAAACCCAAAGAGCGAAGCCAGTGAGCGAAATTCAAGCATAATCAATTTTTTCTGCTCTTTTTCTGTTAGTAGGTATAAACGCAAACATTTAATTTTTATAGCTAACCAGATTCTAATTTTGTGATATATTTTCATGTTTCAAATTTAATTTATTCGTTTAATAAAAGCCCAAACTTATAAGTAGCCGTTATTTTACTGCTTTAAAAATCGGCCTCTTATGGCGCTTCCTTCAAACATATACACATACATCCCTTCAGGTAGTTTGCCGGCGTCATATTCCACCTGTTGGCCTGTGCAGGCCACTTTGTCCACCTGCTTGCCATTCATATCATAAACCAGCATGGTGGTCGCTTGGGTTGGGTTACTTATTGTCAACATTCCGGTAGTAGGGTTTGGAAATGCGCTTAACTCCACATTAGGCTGATTGTCGGGTTTTGGCACATTCACATAGGTTCCCGGCAACGAATACACCTCTGTTACCCATGATGCCGATACAGTTACCAATTTTGCTCCACTATTGGTACGTACTATTTTGGCAGTTCCATAGCAGTCAAACAATTGTGTGCCGTTTTCGTCTATGATTCGGGTGCGCACTAAATTGCTATTATCTAAATATGTGTACATGATCTCAAAATCGGTATTATCGCCATCAAACAAGTCCCATTGCATCGTTATTATTTCCTTTGGGGCTTTTGGAAAATAGTTCGTACCGATGGTTTTTTCTACCACCCAGTTTTCATTCATTATCTTCATGTCGCCATGATGATAAATCCACTTAAAACTCGTACCCAACATTGCGCTATGTAGCGTGCCAATAGTATAGGTTTTTTCAAGACTAATCTGGCTTATGGCTGATAAGTTCAGCACTAATAAAGCAATCACTAAAAGGTTTCTCATAATTATAATTGTTTTTAAGGTTAGAATCTATTCTTTTAACTTCCTACGATACAAAACTAATACATTATCCATTAGTCGCCGCCTAATTTTTTGATGCGGCATGTTGAGCATCCGTATTTTATATTTAAAATTATGGCCATTGGTATGTTCTATATCCGTTAGACCACAAAGGTTTTGGTGCGCATTATCATCCTGCACACTTGGCGTTTATATCGCCTAACTTTCAACTGTTTCAATACTCTTTTAATCATGTTAAAATTGTTTTTAAATGGTTTCATTTCCTAATTCTTCTTTGCCTCGGCTCATCATTTGCTCGTAGTTGTAGCGCATCATCGCCTGTCGCTGATCGGTGCGTGCTGCTTCACGGTCTTCAGCCCAGCGCATGCCATCGCCGCCTTTGTGCAGTTCTGACTCTCGCTGCGATCGCATTGCATACACATCGCATCGCTCATCAAAATATTCACGAAACCACCCAACTACCTTGGGCATATTCAGCGATTCATAAAACTGCCCATAAACTCCTGTGCGTGCGCGGCGCAAGACTAAATATACATCGGCAATGGTCAGTTGGCTGTAGTTGGTTATCAGCTCATCGGCTATCAGGTCGATAGCCTGCTCTGTGAGGGGTTTGTTGAGCTGAAGCAATTCATTAAGCTCTATCAACTGAAGCTTCAGCAAGGCTGCCACCTTTTCGGGGCTATAAGCCCGCACTAATGCGCCTATGCGATCTGCTCCTACCTCTATGGCTTGCTCAATGGTTTGCAAACCTCTGTAGCTCTGGTGCAGCGCCTTAGGCGTTAAGGTCGTCAAGGATGCGACGTTTGTAGTCGTTACTGATGTTGTTTTTTGTTCCATGTTTTAGCTTATTATATATCACATTAAATTGCGAATTGAGCAGCGACAGCGAAAAATTGTCGCAGTAAAACTTATTGCCCATCTTGTACGTAGCTCTCAGATAAGCCTCCATCGACTCTACCACAAGGCTGTCGGTTAGCACCACATCAGGAGTGGTGCGCAGCTTCGATTTTATTTTGTCGGCTATCAGCTTGGCCGATTGTGCATCTTTACCTGTCCAGTACCACGCGCCGCCGGTAAGCTCTTCATACACCTCACACCATTTTTGTTTCAACGATGCCACAAGGCTATCCTTTGCGGTCTTTTTTAGCCGCTTTTTGCAGTACTCAGCCACAATAGCTATTTCAGCATCATCGGCCTCTCGAAGCAGGTGTTCTAAATCTTGTCGAAGTTTCATATCCCGTTTTCTATTTGGTTAACAATGTGTTCTACTATCCTGTCGTGATAGAGCTTATGCAAAGCGTCTTCTTTGGTATAATGCCTGCCTTCAATCTCCACCATATCTGCTTTCACATTGCGTGGCTCAAGCCGGTTGTGATGCACCTTTTGCCAATCGGTGTATTCAACAAGTTTGACCGAATAACCAGCGACTTCTATCATTTTGCGAGCTTTCTCCTCGCTTATTTCTATTGCGATGTTTAGTTTCATGCTATGCGTTCTTTTTCTATTTCGTTAAACATTTCTCTATTTACAAGCCAATTGCGCCTTCTACTCATCTCTTCTATTTCCTCTTCGATGCTTAAGCATTCCTCTTCCGTTAGCAAATCGCCATCTATCAGCAGGTAGTCTTCAAGCAATGGAATAAGCCTGCCCAAATACTGTATGGTTTGCACCGAATTCATACAGATTTTATTTTAATTGCTAATTCTCTCAGCTCTCTTTTACTTTCGTTGCAAAACTGCACGTACCTATTCCAATACTTGGGGAACTCAACCTCATTTTCAAGTGTCTCTTTAAACTGTGGATGTTTGCCGTCCATTGCCAGTTGCAGTTCTTGGTTTTTTTCAAAGTATTTTATAAGCAGCTCCAACATGTTCAATCGCTGCACAACTACCTTAGCCGACTCAAGATTAAGCGCAGCATATAGCAGCGTCAACTGCTCGATAGTAGTTGGCTCGGCGTAGTGCTCTGCGATAGTAAGCTCACTCGTAAGGAGCTGCTGTGTGAGTTCATCGTATGTGAGCTCAACGGTCATTTTACCGTATCTAAATCTGAGCGTAGCAAATTCGTCGTGTACGAATCTTTCAACCGGCACAAATCCAAGTTCATATAGTGCTTTATGTTCCATATAAGTTTTATTTTATTAAGGTTTTTAACATTTGTTTGCGCGATTTGTTTGTAATAAATGCCTTAGATGGCACTTCTATTTTTTTGTCATATATCTGAAATATGGAGATGTATCTGTCATGAAGCATTCTGAGTAAAATCAGAAAAACCATTAAAGGGAATGTCAGTATCATAAACACATACATTCTGACTTTTCTCTTTTCAGCAACAAAAAAGTTACCTTTGCGCTTTAGCCTGTAGAATATGATTTTCATATATGTTTGATTTTAATTTGAAGTCCATTATTGGGTTTTGATTCTAATAACTTTTTCATCTTTGGCATGAGAATGTTTTTTAAAAGCGCATCAACCTGACTGCTTTGTTTTTTATTGAGGGTATTGTTGCGGATTTTTCCAACCTCAATCGTCTCGCTCACTACCATTCTGGGGATGATATATTCAATCTTAATTTTCATATTAATTTATT